ATGAAAAAAATTTTTATAGATACAGAAACTACAGGTTTAGAACCTGGTGAAATTATACAACTTACTTATTGTGTTTGTGATATAAATTTTAGAGGTGAAGAGAAAGTTTCCTTTGCCAAAAACTTCTTTTTTGATGTAGATTATATTGAAGAATCTGCAGAAGCTATTCATGGTTTTAGCGTAGAAAAATTAAAGATTTTATCTAAAGGCAAAAAATTTAAAGATTTAGCTTCAGAAATAAGTTCTGATTTAAAAAATGGGATCTTTATAGCTCATAATGTAAATTTTGATAGGAAATTTGTTACTGCTGAATTTAATAGATTAAATGATATGAATTGGATTCCTAAAGAATTCTTCTGCACCATGGAATATTTTAAACCCATTGTAAAAGCTACCACCAGAACAGGTAAATTAAAAAAACCTAGACTAGAAGAAGCAGTTGATTTTTTAAATATAGATAAAAAAATAGTTCTAAAGGGAGCTAAAAAACTTTTTAACTGTGATGATGTTGGATTTCATGATGCTAGATATGATGTAGCCGCTCTTGTATCCTGCTATTATAGAGCTAAGAAGTTAGGATATTCTTAGTTAATTTAACTTGAATTTTATAAGTAACTCTGAAATGAATTGGCTTTAGTAGAATTATAATATTCAAAAAATTTAAAGATATTTGCTATGATTAAAGGCATACCTAAGCTATGGTACGCCTTTATTTTTTTATTTAACCTTATCTTAACTATCATACTTGCTCAGATTGATTTTTCAGCTAAATAAGATATCATCACAGAATCATAAACTTTTATCTACTATTTAATAATTACATAAAATTAGCATGTTAATCTCTTAGTACAAATATTTTTAGGATTATTTAGAACCTCTAAAATGGAACCTGATTCTACAATTTCGCCGCTATTCATAACTAATATTTTATCTGAAATTTTCTTAGCTAAATTTATATCATGGGTTATATAAAGCATAGAAAATCCATTTAAGTTTTGCAGCTGCTTTAATAGTCTTAATATATTAGCCTTAGTGGATGGATCTAGCATAGAACTTATCTCATCTGCTATTAGAAGAGTAGGCTCCATTATAAGTGCCCTTGCTATTGATACTCTTTGCCTTTGCCCTCCACTTAATTCATTACATTTTTTATTTACAAAGTATTTTTCTGTAGGTAATTGTACCTTACTTAAAACTTGTAAAGCTTTATTATTTCTATCTTCAATTGATCCATCTTTTATTATATCCAAAGGTTCTCTTATAGCCTCCATTATAGTAAAGGAACTATTGATAGCAGATATAGGATCCTGGAATATAATTTGTATACCAAATTTTTTTGAAGTAAATTTATTACCTTCTAACTTTTCATCATTAAAATATACTTGCCCTTCGTCTGGCTTTAATATTCCAGATAGTATATTTGCTAAGGTACTTTTACCAGAACCAGATTCACCTATTAAAGATACTATTTCACCGCTTCTTATGCTTAAATTACAATAATTTACCGCGGAAACTTTTTTATATTTCGTTTTATAAACCTTTCTTAATGAATTAGCCGTAAGCAAATTTATTATTCCACCTTTGTTACAGCATACCTTTCTTCTATCTGATATTTTAGAAAGCTTAGGTTTATTTTCTTTGCATAAAACACTTCTTTGAACACATCTACCATAAAAAGTACATCCCTCTTCTGATAAAACTTCTTCATTAGGTATTCCCCATAAGTCCCCAAAGGGATTTATTTCTATAGAAGAATTTATTATCCCCCTAGGACAATTTGAATTTTAAACCCTATTACAAACCTTGGAAAACTGTGCTTTTGTCGCCTCTGTTACCGTACTTCTCATTCTATTTTTTAAGAAATCAAATAAAAACCGTACGTTTTTAGTACGGTTTTTATTTATATATTTAATTTAATTTTACTATGACCTATCCACCAGATTTTACTTTAATTCTACTAATTTAATTATTTTATTACTGTTCGGTTGTCGCAAATAGATAAATTTTTCTTCTTGATGTACGTCATATATAGATATCCAAAGGGGTCTATTTTGATCTAAGCAATACATATATTCTCCATTCTCTGGGCAATTATCCTCTGAAGGCTCAATAGCTTTTGCAACCCCAACAAATCTAGTTGAAGCTCCTAATAGTAAGCCTACTATTAGATATCTTATTCCCTTTCGCATTTTAAATTCCCTTCTCTTTCTTTTATTAACTCTTTTAATTCTTCTAAATCTTCTAGTGTTGCAAAGTTTTTTATAAAGCTTCTTGAATGTGATCTTTTATTTAAGTATTTGGCGTGTTCTTTATTTTTGTCATACCATTTTTTATTGGCTTCCGTTTGGTTACTCTTTGCCATTATAATCACCCTTTTTATTTTCAATTTCATGTTTTTCTAATTTTAATTTAGTTTTCTTCCTTTTATTATAAGTCAGTTTGATTAACAATAATAATATTATTATAATTGATATTATTAATAAATAATTTAGTATTTTATTCATATACTTGTGATATAATATAGGAAAGGTTGAGGGGTTTAATCCCCCTCTTTTAACCTTTTGATTTCTAGCCTTAGTTTTTTGATTTCTAACTCCGTCTTGCTGTTCTGCAAACTCAGTTGACGGATTGTTAGTATTGAAATTGCTAAGGCTATTAACTTTCCTACACTTTCTATCACTTACTCACCTCCTTATCAATTACTATACTTATATTATACTATGCATAGTATGATAAATCAATACCTTATTATGAAATATTTATATATTTTATAATAATTTTTCCAATAGAAAAGAGGGTACTTCCATTATCGAAGTACCCTCAAAATTGATAGTTTATATATTTCTAATTGATTAATTTTTCTACATCTGGATATAATAAAAATAGACCAATACATAGCACCAATATATAAATCCATACAAAAGAACCCCTTTTTATTGGGGTTCTCTTATTTAAATAATCTTTTTTCTTTTATCTAGGCTCTTAGTATCTTACGACAACGAAGACAATCGACCCAACCTGTTCCATCGTCACGTGAATGTACATCCTCCACATGTCCTAAATAATCACAACATGAATGGCTTTGTCCTGGCATTACCCTGGCATCACATACATTACAAATAAATGCTGCATGAGCAGTAGACACATTTACCCCAATTATCAATGCTGTTAAAAGACCAATTGCAATTTTTTTCATTTAGTCATCCCCCTCTATATTATTTTATCTGTTAAATCATTTTAACTTAACAGACTCTTATTATATAATTTCTACATTTATACAATTTTTCCTTTATAATTTTTACCAAAAATTCAGACATTTTACATTGTTTTTCAATAAAATAATACAAAAAGGTATTCCCATTACAGGAGTACCTTTAAAATTAATATCTTATATATTTCCCATAGACATAACCCCCATGTGGTGGATAATATATATGTATCCAATCTCCTTCTTTACGATATAAATTAATCTTGGCACCATTAGGTAAAGCACCTAATATTCTGCTAGAAGTTGATTTCTTTTCTCTAATATTTACACCGCTTGGGGTACATATAGTACCTGTTTTACCATCTAAATTAATCCATCCATTATTGTTGTTACCTGTTGGTTTGCTTGGTGTACTACTTGTAGTCTGTCCTACTAATCCTTTAACTATAGCATTAGCCATATTTTCAGCATTATATCTGTTCATATCTCCTGCATTATCACAGAAACAACATTCTATAAGCATGGCTTTAGCCTTTGTGTGTTTTAGTACATATAAATTACTACCATCTTTTATCCCTCTATTTGTATAACCTAAAGCACATATATTATTTAATACTCTTGACGCTTCTGTAAAAGATTTTCCGCCATAAGTAAAAACCTCTGCACCATAAGCACTACCATTATAGCAATTAAAATGAATAGATACATATAAATCTACATTGTTGTTATTAGCTGTATTAGTTCTATAACTTAAACTATCATTTAAGCTTGAACAACTATCCTTATAACAATTAATGACTGTATGACCTAAAGCTTTTAACTTAGCTATAACTTTTGTTCCTACCTCTCTAGTTAAGCTTGATTCTGCTTTTATTCCTACTGCTCCATAATCTGCACCAGACATTGTATGCCCACAATCTATTCCTATTTTCATATAAATACCTCCCTAAAATTTAATAAAAAAAAAGAACAAAACTATTTGTCTTGCTCTTTTCTATCCTTACTAAAATAAAATGCCACAACCATTGTATAAATGGTTATAAATTCTGTATTTAAAGTATTCCTAATTGCTAATATAGCAAATACAATAGTCATTATTACCGCTATAAGCCATCTAGCACTCGTTATTTTATTCAATACTCTATCCATACTACCCCTCCAATTTACCCTCTATTTTATCAACTGTCTTTTTTACATCTTCTATAACATTTAATTTCTCTGCTAATTCTTTAATAATATCTTGATATTGTCCTTCCCTCTTGCTATTTTCTCTAAGCACATAAAAAAGAAGATATGCAAAAAACACTGCAAAAGCTCCTTGTGTTGCTACTAATTTAATTATTTCATTTTCCATTCCGCACCTCTCTTTAAAAATAAGCAAAATAAAAAAGACTACATATTAATAGTCCTTACTCTGCTTTTATAAATTTATTTTATTGTGTAATAAAATCTTCTCTACATATTTCCCCAAATTGCTTTGGCTATTTCTTCTGAGTTTTGTTTCAATAATCCTTTTAACTTCATAGATTCTAATTTGCTACTAGCTAATTCCTTTGTAAGAAAATCTACTTTAGTATCCTCACTAACTATAGACCTAATGGGTATTTTATCATAATATACCATTTCTGCATCAAAATCTACTTTCATAACATATTCGTATTGAGCACTTTGTGGTTTGTCTGGTATATCATCAATGAAAAAGCCAAACTTTAATAGCTCTTTTTTAGTATATAAATTTCCATTATCTTTTTTAAGTCCATATTCTTTGTGCAATGGAGATGCACACATCGCATAACCTGTTCCAGTATTATAAACAAACATTTTATTACCTCCCATATACTTGTGTTGTGCTATCCGTTACGCCATTTCTGTCTTGGTCATAGAATATTATCAAACACGTTTTGTTATCATACGACAAAAAACATTTAGAGCAATCGTAACTTGTAGAAATGTTGAATTCTGTTATAACTCTACATTCAGGGCGCGGGTAAGAATCGCCAGTTTCCAATTTAGAGTTTTTAAAATATACTTCAAACATTCTTTTGCTTCTCCCATTTATAATAAAACCATTTTTAGGATTAGGAGACATACTAGCGCATGATAAGTGGTCGTCTTGACTGTGATACAACAGCTTTGGAACATCCACAAACGTAACCCCATTATTGGAGTTTTTAACACTACCGCTAATAAGACAATAACTTAAACCAATTTCGGGGTCGGTGACTGTTGCTGTAGCGTATGATGAATAGAAGTTTTTAAAACTTGCCGATACATCCTCTTGTGAATTATATTTCATTTTACAATAGTTAGAAGAATTAGTCGCTGAAGCGCCGTACAACCAACCATCATATGCCATGTATTCTCTTAATTTAGTATTCAAACTGTATGTCGCCTCTACAAATGTTGCTTTAATACGCTTTGATAGCGTTTCATCCATAACCAACAAATAAGTGGCTGTAGTCGCAAATGAACTAAATATAAATATAAACTGCTTCGTAACAGGGTCTTGAACCACCTTGTGTATATAAGCGCCATTGCTCCCTGTAGCGTCTTGTGGAATTGAAACCTCGTGTTTTTTATATAAATACCCCTCATCCGTATATTCTATAATAGTATACCAAGCCAATGTTTTTGTAGATGTATTATTCTTATATATGCCAACAAAACCTTCAATTGTAGGATAAAGTTGACATACGTCAAAACTCCAATCTAAATCAGTTACTTCGTGTCTCATTACAAGTTGAGAGCTTCCGAAAGTTTTCCAATAAACTTTTTGGTCGTTATGTTCGTATAATATAACACCTTTATTGTTTATAGCCATATTACTTTTATCAGCATCAATATTATTCTGAACAACTTCTAATGGTATTGATGTATATGGTTTGGTTTTAAATTTGCCTAATGGTGTAATACCTTCTGTCTTGCTCTCGCCTATCAAGCCATGTAAGCTTAATATATTATCCATTTGAAAATTAAACATTATAACAACCTCATTTCTATTAAATCTCCATCTTCGGAGTTGAATATTAAATCAAATTTAGTCCTCTCTTTTATAGTAGAGCCATTATTGCTATAAAAGAATATTTCCATACTCTTTGGGATGTACTCATTTGTACTAGTGGAATCTTGGTATAACGTAGAATATGCATATAACGTTTTGTCTTTTCTATACCATCTAATTTGAGTATAGTATTTCCCTTGTTTAGATTCTCTCTTACAGCTCATGAATGTCAATCGTTCTATCATCTTATCAATGGATTGTTGTTGTTCTTCATCTTTTAATTTTATTTCACTTATATCTTTATGTGTGTTTTCTGATTGTAAATCTATCTTATCCCAATTATCATTTAAACATTTTTTAATATTAAAAGTTGTTGTATTAAAATCGTCTGTTTCTTTGTCATATTTAAACAATTTCAAATGTTTTGTTTCTTCGCTCAATATATATCCCTCCTAAAATGCAAATTTATTTAATGTAGTATTTTCTAATTTTGTTAAGGGCATAGCTTCTACATCTTTTAATAATAGATATGCAAATAAATACTCTACTGGTAAATGCGTAGGCTTAGATAAATTTATTTGTTTCTTAAGATTGTCTAAATCTGTAGGTATTCCATATTCGCCAATAAATTTGAGTAATATTTTACCATCTATAAATGACACTTTTACCTTACCATTCTTCCAGCTGTTACATATAGCTTGTAATAAGTTTAAATCTGCCTTACCTTCACTTTTCCACTTAGCAGCTATGATACTATTTTTTTCGTCCTGCTTTAAAGATGGGTCTAGCTTAATGCCCATTTCCGACGCTAGTAAATCAGCACCCCATGTCATTGTAGAGAAATTAAATTGTTTCTTAATATCTGTTATGGCATCTTCTATAGTGTCCATTTCAACTCCACTAGCCCTACACAATTCTTTTATGTAGGGATCTTTCCTAACACGTTTATGTAAATTTGCTATTAACTGTTGTTCTATATTCATCTTCTCACCTCTTATATTAAGGTTACGGCGCCCATTGTAGGGACTTCTTCTTCACCTATAATCACGTTTTCGCTTAGACTATTATTTACTTTTACATTTGTTGCATCCAACACCCCATCCGCAGATAGGATTAAAGAAATTATCTTGGCATGGCTTACATAATTAATAGTTGTAGAAAATGCAATTTCTTTTAAGTATTCTGTTATCTTAGTAGAAATGTTTTGTTTTATTTCTTTATCACTGTAACCATTAGCCTTGGTAATTGAACACTCTAAATCTATATTTTTAGCTGTAGCACTCACAACGGTACAATAATTGCCTATAGCCGAACTTCCTGCACCTGTTCCCCACAAACTCCATGTATTTGTATTGGTATCTAGTATCCCTTTAGGGTCTATATACTCTTGTACCGTATTAACTAAATCCTCACTGGCTGGTTGCATATTTGAATCTATAATTATAATTTTTACTGTTAAATCTCCGTTCCAAAGTGGTATTACTTTAGCATTACCAACACCTGTTACAGATTTAGCCCAATATATAAAGTGGGCTTGATTATTGGAGGTAATAGGATTTTTTAGAGATTCGTAGTATCGTTGTTTAAGTGATTCGTCCGTTTCTTCCTCGAACCCATCAAAACTGGGATTGGAATTATTAACTTCTGTAAAACCTGTTATTGTTATCGGGAACTCTGTAATACTATTAGCTCCAACCATACCAATATTACCAACTTGGGTACACTCTGCTAATATTGTTCCCATTCCTTCTATTTGTTTTTTTTCTAGGCTTGCAAATTCTATCTTGTTAGGTGTACCAAATAAATCCTCTTTATCAATAGTCCCTGTCCCTGTCAGAGTTAGAATTACTTTTGCTCTTGTTGCTACTTTCCTAACTATGCCTTTGTTGTCATATACTCTAGCTGTTAGATCATCACCTGTTAAATCTTTTACCAATCTTAAATTGGCTATAGATAAAGCGTATTTATATAGTAAAGCTAATTCTATAGCATTAGTTTTAGTTATGTCATAAGTAAGATGACCTTGGCTTTTCTCGTAAACATTTGAAATATTCCCCAACATATCAGCTATTAATTGTTCCTCTGTCTTTACATTTACACTCAACATTCCACCTCCTAAGCACTTATATTAATAACTTCATCATTTTTTAAAACAACATCAAAATTTACATTCAGTGTTGTCTTTTCTTGTGTAGTTACAAAGTTTTCTATATGATCTATGTACCTGTGTTTTTTTAAAGCTTCTTCAACTTCTCTTTGCAATTCCGAAAGAATAAACGCATTTCTTTTCTTTCCTACTAAATCTTCTATATTACAATAGAAGTCTGTGTTTTTGTAAACATTGTATTTATCTTTATAAGTTAACAATATCCAATGTATCCATTGCTCTAACGCCTGCCGTTCTGTACATTCTACAAGTTTCCCATTTCTAATTACATATTCATTATTTTTAAAGTCAAATAAAAAAACCTTGCCTAACTTAGACAAAGTTTGTTCTTCTTCTATTTCTTCGACTTCTTCAATTATTATATCTTCTTCTGGAAGTAGTGCCATATTCACCCCTCCTATATTTTATCTATTATATAAAAAAATTGATTGCTTTCATCTGGCACAATCAATACTGTATCTCCTTTATTTAAAACATTATTATATGTTATCTTTGCATTATAAGTAATATTATTTAATTCTATTATTCTTTCTTCTGTTCTATCTTTCAAAGAATTGCATAATTTAGAATTGCTTTTATCTAAATATAATTGATTATCCACAATACTTATTTTATAATCTATACCGGCTTTTTCAACTATTCCCATGGTTGTGCCAATCCTAGGCTTATTATTTCTATCTTTTAGCCATTGGGCAAATTCCACTCTATAGTCCATATGCTACCTCCTAGCTACTAAAATCTATTGTTATACCTATTTTATGTATATTATTATTTAAAGTATGCTGTGTGCTTTTTATTCTATACCATCCATTTACACCATATTTACCTAGATTAACTTTAATTAATCTATTACAATTTATATAAATTCCTCGCCCGGTATCTATTGTATTAAAAGAGAGTTCTTTTTTTATCTTATTTTTTTCTTTTAATTCGTTACGTGCTATATTGTTAGCTCGGCTTGTATTTTCATCTTCTACACTTATAATGTCCGTTAACTCTCCGAATATCTTAATATTTTTATTATCTTTTACATTGACTAAAACTCTGCCATCATTATTGACCGCTATTATATTGTTTTGCATATCTTCTATGCTTCTACTAATACTATAATCTTTTTCTATTAATACAGTTGAATTAATTTTTAAATCTATAACTCTATTAATATAAAGTGTCTTGCCTTGCATTTCCATTATGTAATGTTCCCCTATTTCTCTTTTACATTGTTCTAATATGTCTTTTATTATATCGCTTAAACTTTCTTGGAAATACAATTTATTTATTATAGTAGTTAATCTAGTTCTTATATTTACTTTAATACCTACCTTAGCACATATCTGTTGTAATGCACTTTTGGCATTTATATTTCTAAACTGCATTACATATTTATTTTTATTTAAATACCACGCGTAATCCATAGCAGTATAACTATGAACATTTTCTTTATTGGTCTTACTTACTATAACACCCTCAAAAACAATCACTTTATCTTGTTTTAAAATTATTTTACTTCTTCCCTCTGCTAAATCTAATATAGAATCAAAAGACAAGGAAGTTGCTAGAGTATCTATATCATTAGACCAACTAAGGTTATTAGAATATCCTATTATCTCTTTAGTTGTATATCCTTTCCCAATTATATGAGAAGTATATAAGTACCACATTATTTTATCTCCCTGTATTGCTTTAAATCTAATTTATAGGCTACATCTCCATTGGTTAGCTCATGCCAACTTATATTCTCTATACTAACCATCCAATTTAATAATTCTTGTGGTAAAAAATTATTCTTATTTCTATTTATAACAATCCTAAGAGGTTTCTTAGTGTTTTGTGCTGTATTCCACATATTTATTAATAAATAAGGATTAATTTGGCTCTTAGCCCATCTATATTTATTGGGATATGCTGGCAACCAACTTTCCAAGCTAAAACTTATTAAGCTTGTTTCTCCCAAAAAGTTATATTCTCCGTTGTTGAAAGTTTCAAAAATTTCATTCTTAGCACCTTTGCTGAGTTCTGGCATTTCTTCTGGTAAAATAGGAAGTTCGTACAATTGTTTTCTATCTAATGTACTAAAATATATATTAGCCATATTACACCCCCAATAAAAAAAGGCATAGTTATAAAACTACACCTTACATATTTTGCATTGCTAATCTAACTTGGCTTATTATATGTTGTCCTGCTTGGTCGAAAAATTCTTCTGTTCCAACGTTTCCAGTTATATATATATTAAATGTAGGGCTTGAAGCACCATTCATAATCTGCCTTGATTTATCCGCTGGGATTATTGTTTCTCCACTGGATAGCTTTCTTAATTCTCCGCCTTCTTCGTTTATTAACGCCATACCTGCTGGAGAGTATTGTGTTCCTTTTGCGAAATGAGGTATTTCGGATACAGCACCTATATTAACTCCTGGAACTTTATTGGCTTTACTAATAACTTTATTTACTCCACCAATAAAATTATTTAGCATATCTATCCCGCCATTTATGATGCTTTTTATTCCGTCCCATATACCTTCAAAAATTCCCATTACAGTATTTTTTATATTATTAAATATATCAGAACATATCCCGATTAAAGCATTAAAACCGTCACTTATTGTACTAGCGATATTACCAACAATATCGCTAACAGTAGATACAATATTATTCCATATATCTGTTATAGTGCTCCAAATTGAAGACATAATTCCACTTACAGTTCCATAAATGGTACTCCATATAGAACTAATAACACCCCAAATAGCTGACATTACAGTAGAAACAACTCCGGCTATGGTATTCCACGCACTTACTATGGTATTCCATATCGCTGTGGCTATTGTTGTTATTGTAGTCCATATAGCTGTCCATACTGTTGTTATAACATTCCATATAGCTGTTAGTATAGGTTGTATAACGCTCCATACGTTAGTCCACATTGTTACAATGGAGTTGCATATCCATGCTCCTACGACTATTATTACAGCTAATATTCCTTTAAATACTGCTTCTATAAACAATCCGATAGGTGTAAGTATTGCTACAATAACATTCCATATAGTTGTAAACACCGTAACTATTGTAGTCCATATGCTTGTAAGCACTGTAGAAATTGCAGTCCAGATATTAGTGAATATAGTTGTTATACTAGTCCAAATATTTGTGAATACAGTTGTTATGCTAGTCCATATATTACTAGCTACTGTTGTTATTGTTGTCCATATATTAGTGAATACTGTTGTTATTGTTGTCCATATTCCAGTAAACACTGTTTTTATCTTATCCCATAGACTTTGCGCTGCTTGTTTTATTTTGTCCCAGTTTTTCCATAACAATAATCCTATTGCTATTATGGCAGTTATCGCAACCATTACCCAGCCGATAGGTGTAAGCATTAGAGTACCATTTAATAATCCTACTGCAATCTGTACTCCAAATATAACACCTTTGAGTACCTTGAAAATTTTAATGGCTATATAAAAGGATGCAAATACAATAGCTACATTTGCTATTGCATCTTTATGCTCTACTATAAAAGTTATAACTTTACTAATAACATCATAAACCTTTGTAAAAACTTCGCTTGCCTTCTGCGCTATTCTATCCATTGTTCCATCACTCTGCCATTGTTGTAGTGTATCAGCGACTTGTTTTATTTTTTCCTTTAATTTATCCATAATAGAACCTTGTTTTATAGTTCCTTCATCAGTTAACCCTACTATTTTAGCTAAGCTGTTCTTAACAATTCCTGTAACTGTACTCCACATACCTTTAGCTGTTTGTGCAAGCATTTCCGCCCCACCCTTGTAACGTTCATTCATTATGGCTAGTAGAGCTTGGTTAAATTTCTCTTGATCTACTATCTGCCCTTTTTGATTAATAACCTCTTGTCCTCGAAACATCTCATTTGATTTCTTAGCTATGTCAGCTTTCTTAATCCCGAACTCCTTTAGTCTCTCCAATTCTCCCGTTTGAGCGTCGATAAAAGCTTCTACAGCTTGTAAAAGTGGTTTGTTAGTTGCTCCTGCCATATCTCCTATTATCCCTAAATTCTTTTGTGCAGAAAGTCCCATAGCTTCTAAACGGGCACTTCCTTCTACAACTTCACCTGTTTCAAACGGTGTGGCATTTGCTAATTCTACTGACCACTTCATAATTTTGGCTGCTTTCTTAGCATCCTTGGTCGCAGTCATAAGTTGAGTTCTAAACCCTTCCATGTTCATTCCTTCGCCAATACCAGTTTTAAGTGCTGCACCACCTAAGGCACCAGCTATAACTGCACCTGTTTTTATTGCTTTATCTCCAATTCTTTCAAAGTGATCCTTAGATTTTTGAGCAAAAGAAGAAACTTGTTGAGATGCTCTTTTTGCTTCTTTTGTTATGCCTTCTATATTTTTATTTACTTTAAGCAATCCGCTACTCATTTGATCTCTTAAGGAGAGAACGACACCAATAGTTTTAGATGCCATATGCATACCTCCTTTCTTATTTATTTCTTACCAAACATAGCTTGTATTTTTTGATTATCATATTCTACTTGTTCTTCTATCTCATTTCTCATGCTTTGAATAAAAAACTCTCTCTCAAGTCCATCTAAATTAAGAAGGTAGTCAAGGCGCTGTCCTCTACAAACAAAATAAGAGACCCAATACAGTTCCCCATATCGCGCCTTTTTACCACTACCTTCTTTTATTAGTTTTTTACTTTTTTGCTTATCTCTTGATCTTCAAATTCTTCATTCACTTTTTGTGCTAAACTAATTGTCTCATCTATTCCAAATACTTTGACAGGAACGTCAAAGGGTTCGGCTGCTTCTACTGCTGTTATTAATTCTGGACTATGTAAAAATTCGCAGGTATTATATAGTAGCTCCTTGCTTGCTTGTAACATATTACTATAATCTATTTTTGTTATATTTTCATCCTTACTTACATTTACACTGTTTGCTAAAACACTTTTAAACTCTAAAAGTTCCGCATCCGTAGGTCTTTTAAATGTTAGTAACCCGAACCCTTCTACCTCTATTTCTGCAACTTTCTTTCTTTTATTGTATTTATCAGTTGCCTTTTTAATAAAATCTTCCAATCCTATCTTTTTCGCCTTATTCATACATTTTCCCCCTTAAATTAATTCTAAATATTCAAACGAACTGGCTGTAAAAGGCAATTCTTCTTCTATCATCGCCCCCGCTTCTAACTTTGCTAATTGTAGTTCTGTAAAAACTACATCCTCTAGCTTTAACCTTTCCACTGCTCTATTATTTACCGTTGCAGTGGAAATGACTATGTTTATGTCTGGCATATTTAATGTTCTAAATCCCTCTGCCAAAAGCTTTTGCGCCCTTGAATCTATTTTCTTAATTGTTATAGTCCCCTCTATATTGTTTCCTGTTATTTTTGTGTATTTGTTTGGATCGCCGACAAAACGTATGTCCTCTGTTTCCAAGGAACATTTAGCTTCTATACTTGTTAGATTTGCCCATAATTCTGTGTTAACCCAAATACGCCCCTCGTTTCCACTTATAACTTCATTACCTTTATTCATACATTTTCCCCCTATTCCATTGTTATTGGGAACTCAATATCTGTCATGGAAGTTAAAACTTTTATGTTCCCAGCTAAAAATAATTTTCTTTTAAATGTACTTCTTTTTACTGTTGCATCATCCCAATTTTTGGCTTCTTGTTTTCCATCAGCTACCCATGCCGCTCTTTGCGCCTCTACATTTATATAACTTGTGTTTTCAAATTCACTATCCAAAATATCTCTATCGGCTAATGATTTAAAATAAGTATTTACAGCTCCTACGAAAAGCATTTGATTATCTAATTTATTTTTGTATTTGCCCAGATAACTATTTTTAAATATACTTCTTATGTCATCTACAATTAAATCTTTAGCTTCTATTACTTCAATCAAGCTAAAATCTTCAGTTTTATCTGTAGTAAATGTAGTTAAGCTATTAACCCCTAGCCCTATTTTCACTACATTCTCATCATTTATTAACACTAATTTGCCTAACTGTATTTCTGCATTGATATTGTCTAGCTCTAAAACTGATTTTAAGTTTTCCATAACCATATAAGTTGTTCCAATATCTGTTCCCGCGGATGCAATATAGCCTAATAAGGTAGGCAAAAATTCATATCCATCTTTTTGTCCTCTAGAATTATCTTTAAAAGTTACTTTTGTATTTCCTAATACTACAATACCTTCATGGTCTGGCAGTGTAGTTGGATCATACACCACGGTTTTAAAAGTCTTTTTACCTGTATCCCTTCTAGTTTTTATCCAACTAACTAAAGTGTCATAATCAGCTTTAACGTCACTTACTAGGCTTATCCACCCAGTTGAATATAAATTTTTAACTATGTCTAAAGCATCTGTAACATCCTTTTCTACATCTACCCTTACAACTACAACCTTGCTTGGCTTTCCTAGTAGGGTATCTTTTATGTACTGTAAATTGTTCGCAGTGTACTTTGCTTCGTCTAGTTCTAAATCCGTTAGCGTTTTATATTCTGCTGTATTGAAATTTTTATCTGTGTCGTCCTTTAACAGTAAAATAGCAACTCCACCCCTTTGAGTAAAAGTTGCTGCTCTTTGTTTAAATAAGATATTTATATTTGGCAATGTATTAGCCATAATTTACCACCTTTCCATTTCTAATTCTTCCAAAGGCTCTCCGGTTTGTTCTTTTTCACTCATTGCATATAAATCAGCCAATGTTGTTATTAGCAAGCCTTCTTCACCCCTAGAATCAAATTCACATTGAAAAACAGGTATGTAATAATCTTCTGTTATCTTAATACCGCTTTGAAATATTTCACTTAATAAGTCTTGTATTTCTAGTAATTCAATTTTGTTCTGTTCCCGATTTTGGGCAAAATAAAAAAGCCTAACATCAAATTCTCTTTGACTGGCTTCTCCATTTAGTAAACTTGTTTTATTTTCTTGAAAATCTACATAAAAAGAAGGTCTTGTAATCTTTTCTCTTATATCTGTAGATGAAAATTGAATATCTTTATAATCTGTATCTTTTAAACCTTCTTTAACCTGTTGTACTATAGCCTTATTTATTTCTTTAAGCGTTACAATCTATAATCCCCTCCAAAATAAAAAAGAACATGCATTGCATGTTCTTAATCCCTATATTTTGTTACTTCTTTCCTTAATGTTTTAACAAACCCTTGTGCCATAGGTAAACCAAAGCCTTTGGCGCTATCTATTTCCATTACAAAATCGTTATTGAATCCTTCTTCCTCTGTAGATATTATAATAAAATATCTTTCTTGGGTTCTTTTTTTCTTTAATCCTAAGGCAAATATCCCAAAAACCGCCAGCCTTGTTAATGTTACATCTTTACTTATTTCTTCTTCTGTTTTTAGCTGTACATCTGTGATATTTTTTAAATTTAATTTATGATATGTTTTCCATAGTTGCTTAAATATTAATTTATCCTTATCTATTTTTAGCTTCAGCATACCGCTCATTGCAATATTTGGATAGTCGCCTGCATAATTACCACTTATTTGATTTATATCTTTTCTTACTTCAAACATTTGCATTGTATGCACCCCCCAAATATAGAATAACATATTTTATATTTTTAAGGAATATTTTCTTTATTAATCAAATAATTCATCTAAAAATTCGTCTATATCTTCGTAGTATTCACTATTAAAAGCTTTTGCGGAATCTTCAATAAAATGGAACCCGGGAATAAATTTCTCATTTCCATTCTTAGCTTTATGCATCCATCCATCATTAAGTAAATGAGCATGAGGAGAACTGTTATAGGCTCTTATAGCTAGTTCTTTACCTTTATACTTATATAGCTTACCTGCTTTAAATCCTTTCTTTAAATTTCCTCTGTATTCTCCTATACCTTTAGCTTCAAAAGTTTGCTTGTTTCTTTTATTTAATTTTCTAGCTTCTTTTCTTAAAAATGTTTTAGTTTTTTTAGGATACTCGTTTTTAGCTATATTTAATAAATTCTTGCTAAACTTATCTAATTGTGTAGTATCAAATCCATTAGCCATAATTACACCACCGGATAATTGTATTTTTCTAAGAGTACTTTTCTTATACCTTGCATTTTTTCAAAACATTCAGCTTTAACTTTATGTAATTTATCTATTAAATCATTTGCTTCCTCTAATTGCCTTTTTATCCCCTCATGTTCTTCTTTCAACTCATTATATTTTTGCACTAATTGTTCTTTCTCCCATTCTCTTAATTCAAATTCACCCATTTAGCACCTCTATTCATAAATTATTTTTGTCATAAACTCTATAAATTTATTTTTCTTAAAATCTCTTTGAAAATACTGTACCTCGTACTTATTTCCTTCTTTATCTTTAAAAGACATATCTTTGCTTGGTTCTTTTATGCTTAACTTTCTACATCTTATTTTATGGGTTACACTGGAATACTCTATTTCTGTATTGGATATAGTGCTAACACTTCCACCTATCGGAATAACTTCACACCATATATCTTTTATTTTCCCTTCTCTTGTATCATTTTCACCTAATTCATTTTTAAAAGGTACCATACCCCACAATTCAAGCAGGGTATTTAATTTTAAACCTTCCACATTATCAACTCCTATATATTACAATTGTAATTGCAATATAATACTTTTTAATGTATAAGCAACTTTTTCATTACTCCTATCTATTGTATATTGTCTATTTTCATATAAAGTAGAAACAATATTAAATAACAATAGCTTATATCTAGCACTTGTTTCATCATATTTACCAACTGCATCTACTATATACTCTTTAGCAACATCAATTAGTAGCGTTATATAAGTATCATCTTCACTAAAATCAACTCTTAAGAACTTTTTTACTTGCTCTAAATCCATATATTATCCCTCCTTAAATTTTAAAGGAGTGTAAAAACTCTTAGTTAAGCACCAGTTACAGTAGTATCAATAGTACCGGCTATATAGCACTTATCGGATTTATCCACTTGAATTACATCAATAAATTCTATAAGCCTTGCAATAGTAGTATTACTCATAAATCCAGCTGCACTTGAAGTATCAAAGCTAATTAATCCATTATAATCAACAAATTTAATAGCTTCTGATAAATTACCATAGAAAATTGGTGCTTTAGTTCCTGTGTTTGGCAACAACGCATCAGAATAAACCATAACTGTATATCCTTTAAATTTCTTTTGTGTTGGATTAGCAATATCATCAGATAAAATTGGCCTACCTTGTTTATCTACTTCTCCATCTAAATAATCAAATCCAGTTTGATTAGTCACAATTACAGTACCAAATAAAACTGCTGGATCTAAGTCTGTATTTAAGGATTTCTTTAAGTCTTGCCAACCTTTTAATTCTTTTACTGTTTTATTCTCTTTTAATTTAGTAATAATTATCTTGTTTTCTGTTATAACTGCTTTTTTAGCAAAAACTTCAACTACATAAGATATTAAAGCATTATCTGTCATTTTTAATAAAGTATTAGATAGCTTAATGAATGCTGCCTTTTCCTTTAAAGCATAAGATACATTTTTAAATTTAATATCATCACTATCGTCTCCGTCTGTACCATCTGTGAAATCAATAAGTTCTGATACTGTTTCAAAATCTTCTACCGGAAATGATCCTGTTAATGCACCAGCAGGCATATATCCTACTGCATCTCTTAAACTCCTGTATTCTCTTATCTTTTTGTGAATTAAAGTTGAAACATCTGTTGGTAGTAGATAGCCTTCCCCATTTCCTGCGCTAGTCTGTGGAGTTTGAACTAATAAAGCATTTTCAGCTTCTGTTAAACTTCTTCCAGTAACTTTTTTTATCATAGCCCTTATGCAATTAGCATTTTCTTTAGCTTTATGTTCTGGCATTTCATTATTATTATCTTTTGGATCATTGTTAATATTATTTTCAGCTACAAGTACTTCTTCTTCTTCCTTCTCTAAAACTTCTTGAATTCCAATAGCGTTTTTTAAGTCTTTAATTTCTCCCATTTTATCTTGTGCATCTTTGATCTTATTTTCATCTAATAAAGCCTGCGCTTCATTTTTTAAACCTTCTAATTTATTTCTCATTTCTAAAGATTTTTTCATTTAATACACTTCCTTTTTAATTTTTTACATAAAAAAAACTACATACTAAGTAAATCTAACTCAGTTTGTAGTTTATTTTTTAATTTATCATGGTCATTATTTTTTATCATTTTATTTTTTAATAGTTTATTAGGAGTATTCTTATATTTATCATAAAATTGACTTGTACTAGCTACCTTTTCTGAACTTTCTTCAACTTCAAAATTGAAATAATCTGTTACTGTCTCACCAGTAAACCATGTTTCAGCATTAATTAAATTATTTATTTCTTCTTCTGTAATACCTTCTTTTACATTCTCCATATAAATATTTCTAATTGAATCCTGGCATATATCTAATGTATCAGCTTCTTTTCTCAATTCATCAGCATTAAGTGAAGTCCAAAAATAACTAGCTGTTGGTTTATGAATCATAAACTGTGCGCTTTTATGTATAATAACTTTATCACCAGCACATGAAATTACACTAGTAATACTAGCTGCTATTCCATCAACATGAACAGTTTTAAAACCATTATGTCTTTTTAATTGATTATAAATAGCAATACCAGCAAATACAGAACCTCCACCACTATTTACGTAAATATCCAAATTATCAAATGAATTTAATTCTTTTAGAAAATCAGCTATGTCCTGTGGGCAAGTATCATCATCTGACCATTTACTCCATTGATCGCTTACTATATCTCCATATAAATAAAGTTCTCCATTCCCATTACTATTATTTTTTATTTCCATAAATCCGACATTTTTTAACTTATTAGATTTTTTATCAAAAATAGTACAATTAATTTTACTCATTCTCTCCACCCCCTTTCATGTATTGCTTTCCTAAATCTTTTAATGGAATACTAGCACCATTGCCTATAATAAGTTGGTCAGTACCTTCTATATAAGGTAAATTTTCCTTTGCTCTTACTTCTGCTATTGACATATACCCTGTATTAATTCCAGCTTGATATGAAGTTGTTCTACTTGTTAAATCGCTTCTTAAAATACTATCAACATTGAATTGCCAGTAGTATCCTTTTTTCTCTTGTTCATCTGTAGTTAGTAGTTTATAATTCATTTCTTGTTCATAAGTAGTTAAAGAATTTTGTAAGGTATCACTATAAAAAGCTTTATTTTGTTGTTCGATATTGTTATAAGTACTTTTTTCCATATCGTTAAGTTGAAAGCCTTTTACGCCAAAAGCATTAGCAATATGTCTTGTAGTAAGACCTTGTAATTGAAAAAATTGACTGTTTACAAGTTTAGTTTCTAATTGTTCTACTTTGAACTCTGTTGGGATTGGTACAACCTTACCAGCATTTTTAGCACCACCCATATCAGCAAACTTTTTCTTTATTTTTTGTTGTTTAGCATCATTCAAATCACCTATATATTGAACAATAATAGGATCTTGAAGTCCATTTTTATATTTATCTTTTAATAATTTAGCTGAATATTGTTCATTTTCTACTGTATCAGCTATATATTTCTTAATGCTAGTACCTTTTAATCCATTCATACTAAAATTCTTAAAGTGTACTATTTCATCACTTGTATAAATAATTTGGCCTTGTTTTTCATCTTCATAAATATAATAAACTGCATTTTTATTATTCAAAATTCCAGTATTATCAACTATAATAGTTACTTTTCTACTATCTAATAAATATAAAGCTTGTATTTGCCCTCGAATATTCGCATCCATAACCCAAAAAGCATTGCCATATTCTAGTCTATTAAATTCTGTAGCCCAAATGAAATCATGTGAATTAGTAAAAGGATTAGGCCTTTTCTTTAAAAGTTTATATAAATTATGTTCTTTTGCTTTTATTGATCCTTTTTCAGTTTCTCGCATAAGTTTCAATGGTAATTTAGCTATAGCATTGCATCTTATTTGCATACATGAATAATAACTTGTACTTGTAAGTTTACTATTTGCAATTTCTTCAATATTGCTGTTAAAAAACTCCCTTAGTTCCTCTAAAGTAGGATTAGTACCTATTGTCTCAACTTCATTTTTGAATATTTTTTTAACTTTATTGATTATTCTCATTTTTCACCTCCTTACCATTCATCACTATCAAGCCATTCATCAACATCAGCAGTGTCTACAAATTCATGATATAATGCTAACTTAAAAGCGCATAACATAGCATCAACTGGATCTATTCTTTTTGTAGTTGCATCTTTATCAATTTTAATTAATCCATTGTTAGTTTTTATTACTGCATTACTCATAGCATAGTTTAGTACTGGATTATTAGTATAAATAACATTTTTGCAGTAAACTTGTTCTCTAAAACCTGCAGTACTTTCATTTAAAGATTTATGCGATTGAAAAACTTCTTCAACTGCATACCCTTCATTTGACAAATCTATCATAATTTTACTAGCGTTTGCTGGATCAAAACACAAAGTATCTATTTTCCACCTGTTTTTTTCACAAGTTTCTAAAACATAGTCTATTACTTGTTGTTGGTCAACAATTTCAGTATTAGTAACAGTTAAATATCCTAATCGTTCCCAAGCATCATATGGTACTTTATCTTTAAGTATTCTTTCTTTTAATTTTTCTCTGTTAGGAATAAATGAATGTGAAAAACATACATATTTAACTATCATTTTTCCTGTTTTATCTACTTCATCACTTAAAATAGGTATAATAAAAGCCACCGAAGTTAAATCTATCTTCGCTGACATATCAAATCCAACATATACTATTCTATTTTTTAAGTCATATGGTATCTCTTTAACCTCACATTTTTTCCATTTTGACATATCCATATAACCATTTTCTTTATCTTGTACCCAAATATTCAAACATTTAGTTAGAAACGCTGTCATTTTTTCAGGTATACTTACTGCTATTCTAAATTGATCTTTTATTTTTTTCCATCCATCTTCATATGTCATACGAATTGGATTAGCTTTAATCCAAAGTCTTTCATTATTTATGTTAGTAATTTCTTTATAATCTTTTTTATCTAGTTCACATATATCAACTAAATATTCATCATTTACTACTTCTTCAACATTAGGATCAAGTATATTGCTACAATATTTATATTCTTGAGTGAAACATGGATAAGTTAAATCTTTACCTGCGGTCGTAATAATCATAAGTAATGGTTCTTTGGTATTTGCACCTAAAAACAAATCATAAAATTCAGTTGTTTTATGTTGATGATATTCATCTAATATCAATCCCGCTGGGTTAGTACCATCACCTTTTTGTCCATCTTCTTTACATAGTGCTTTAATAAAACTTCCCGTTTTAATATGCTCTATTAAATCTCTAGTAATTTTAAATTTACCTCTTAAAGGTGAACCTTTTAGCATTAGTTTTGCTTCATTTACAATTATTTTCGATTGTTCTCTTTTAGTGCCTGCTGTGTAATACTCATAAACTTCTCTATTTTTAGTAGATTGAGATGATATTTCATAAAGACCTATCCCAGCTTCTATTTGAGACTTAGCATTTTTTCTAGCAACCTCAGTAAATGAGTTTTTAAAACGTTTCTTTTCATTTTTCTTATTTCTCCAACCATATAGCTGACATACATTAAATTTTTGCCATGTATTTAATATAATTGGCTGTCCAGCTAAAACACCTTTGCTATGCCTTAAATAGCTAAACCATTTCACAATTTTACTTGCTTCTTCTTCATTCCAATAATAATTAAATGGTTCTTTTAAGATGTTTAGTTTAGAATTTTCTATATCTTTTAAAAATCTTTCACATGCCCACTTATGCTTTTGACATGAAATATAATCTTCATACTGACTTACTCTAACATCATCAATACATTTATGTGCATAATCTACTAATTCTTCTAATATAGTCACTAAATATCACCAAATTCATCTGTTATATCTTCTTGCTGTTTAGTAGTCTTAGCTGTCGCACATTTCAATCTGCTGTCAATAGTCATTCCGCATAGCGAAGCAAATTTCCTCATTTCTTCTGCATAATTTTTCTGAACTTTAATTAATGGATTTTCCACTGTTATAGGTCCATTCTTTGTTATTTTCCTTAAAACTAATAATTTACCTTTGAGTCCTTCTGTTGCTTTTAAGTACATTGAATATGAATTACAATATGCACCTAGATTATTTACATCTAAGTTACCAATTATATTAACCTTCTCATTTTCTTTAACTATCCTTTTAAATTCTTCTATTGCAATGTCATCTATAAGCCAAGAAGGTGGATTTTCTAATTGGTCTTTCCCTAATGTCAAAATTTCTTCTTCTTGTTCTTTTTGAATTTTTTCTTCATTTGTTAAATGTTTTTTTTGCATTTCTAATGGAACTCTTGCTTTTGACATATATTATTTTTCACCTTCTTTCTTTTTTAAAATTTACCTTTCTAATTTTTTATTGGGAAATTTGCGAAAGAAACATTAGGGATGCGGTCTAGAAGAGATCCTTTAAAACATTTTTGTATACCCCCTATAGCTTTATAATTAATAAAAAATATTTATTAATTTAATTTATTATTTCTTTTTCAAATTTCTCTATAAGATCATATAGTTCTTTAATTACTTCTTCTTTCTCTCCATGTTCCATCCTATAATGTAGTTTCCTGTGGTTGCTTTCAGTAAGATATATAAGATTGTTAATATCTAATCTTATATCCCAATTTTCTTTCAATGGTTTTATATGATGAACTGTTTGTCCGTACTCAACTATGCCTAATACATAATAGCTGTATACATCTATTCCTTTGTACTTGTTCTTTGCCTTCTCTCTCATTACGCTCCATTCTTCACTAGAATAGAATTGTTTTTCTTTAGTATCTTTCTTGTACTTATCTTCTTCTTTATATCTCTTATCTTTACATGGGCACACAGTTCCCGAAGGTATTCTTTTATTACATCTACTGCACCTTTTATAAATAGGTATTTATTCTTCCAACCCTTCCATCATCTTAACTTTTAATTCTACTTCTTTTTCTTTCATCTTAGTAACCTTCTTATCATTTAAAACCTTGTGTGGGTCTTCTTTCCATTTAGCTTTCTCTTTATTATTCAACCAATACTTTTCTGCATTTAACTCAGGGCCTTTATATTTTTTAACTTTACTAATAACAACATCTTCATTTGTTACTATTTGTCCATCAACTACATCTTCTGTTTTAACTTTTGTTACTACTTCTTCATAGTAATGATATCCAATACAACATTTATACAATGCCTTTTCAACTTCTTGATTCTTCTTGTCCTTTGCCGTAGCAATTCGGCTCTTAAGTGCTACGTTAGTACTCTTATATTTCCTATATGTGGAATATGCAATTCCTAACTTTTCAGCTATTTCCTTATCAGTATTATTGTGTTCAACCCATTGTTCTATCTCATCTAAACGCTTTTCAATTATGTCTTCAAAGCTATCACTTCTTGCCAACTTTTTCACCTCATTATCGTAGCACTTGCTTTGTAAAGTGCTACGCTATTTTTTTATATTTCCTAACTTTTTAAGTTTGATGTAAAAATATAAAATAGCATTTATTAACAAAACCCTTTGAAAGCATTGATATATATAGCTTTTATACATATGGCTGAAATCTGTCCGAATGTTTAATTATATATGTGAATAACACATTCATTTTAAAAATTAACTTCTTATATATGCACTTAATTTTATACCTTCAATACTTACTATATAATTTTTTAAACATTGACTAATAAAAAAAATAAAATATCATCTAATATATTCCTCTAATGATTTTGAATACTGATGATATTTTTCTTTATCTAATCCTATATATTTTTTAGTTTCTTCTATACTTCGATGACCTAATAACTCTTTAACTGCAACTATATTCTTATCACTTTCCATGTATATTTTATATGCATACGTCTTTCTCATACTATGTGCAGTTATATCATTTAAATCGAAATATTCTCCTGCCTCTTTTAATATATTACTTACCGCTTGCACTCCTATATGCTGATTAATACCTTTTCTAGATTGAAATATATATTCATAATCTTTTTTATTTTTAATCCAGCCTTTTAATATTTTAGCTAGCTTAGGAAGTACTTCAACCGATCTCGGTTTTTTATTTCTGTCTTTTATGTTTTTACAATTCATTTTCTTTCCTTCATAAATTGTAAATTCATTTCTCTTTAAAGCTTCTTTAATATCTCTAACCTTTAATTTAACTAAGTCACCTGCTCTATACCCTGTTGTAATTCCTAGTATAAATAATACATAATCTCTTTCATTTTTGTATCTGAGATAGTCTTGTATATCTAATACTTTAGTTGTACTAGTAATTGCTTTAGCAGGTCTTTTTATCCCCAACTATCTCACCTGCCTTATTGTTCCTTTTATTTTCTTATAACTACTATGTCCCATACACTCTTTTAAGCTATCTGTTATTTTTTCTTTCTTAACTTTTTTACTAGAACAGTAAGGACATACTAAGTATCCTTTTGTATTTTGTAATTCTTCTGTTAATAAAACAAATTCTTTCTTACAATAAATACATATATAACTTGTATACATACTTAGCATATCCTCACATCCTTTTGATATAATCTCCTGTACTTTTACAGGTATGTAAAAAGCACCTGGATTACAGATTAAAAGTCTGTTCCAAGTGCCCTTTAGTACATACACAATATGTTTATTTTTTTATTTTCGCGGTTGCCTTACTGTACGATAAGTTCCCTGCGTGGGCTTTTAACCCTTATATCATATGATATATTACCTTTCCCTTTGTTGCATTAATTTTTTCTTTAATTTTTCTTGATTTTTTCTAACTTTTTATTTATTAAATATAATTTAAAGCTGCCATAAATTTTTTTAGAGTCCTATTCCTATAGTAATAAAACTTATTTTTATCTAAATTTAAGCTCACTTGTATTTCTTCTCTTGTCATAATATCTCTAAAATACCACTCTTCAATTATTTTTTTACTTTTAGGATCTAACTGCCCTAATACTTTAGTTATTACATCAACTTTCCAACTCTTTTCCATGTCCCTTAACATATCTTCTTCTACAGTACTTGTATGAGAATATCCATTTTGCTGTTTTATTTGTCCCCACCTATTTGGAGAACCTAAACCTGGAGTTTCTATGGCCAACAACCAATATGGATAATTTCTTAAATCATTCTCTACACTTTTTTTATATCTCTCATAAATTTTTTTATTCATCATAGTTCTTTGTTGCTCCTCTCTTTATGCCACAGACATCATTCTCACCACAATATTCACAATTAAATTTACACATTGAATTTTCTTCTTTATCTATCTTTTTAAATGCCACTAGCCATATAAAAGTTAATATTGAAATAGCTCCTAATATTTTATTTAACACAATGCTCCCTCCTAGAACTGACCATTTTTTCTATTTCTTGATTTCTCAATACTCTTAATCCTTAAATCTGCAATATCTGAATATAATAATCTTTTCTTATATTCTTTTTGCTTTAATCTTAAATTTGCATAATCCATGAATCTTTTTTTTATTTTCCTCCATGATTACCACCTCTTACTTTTCTTTTTACCCTACCTAGTTTCATCCTTTTCTTATATAAGATGTTTCTATTCTTAACTCTTTTTTTATATCTTTTCAAAGGCTTGTCTTTTTCTTTTAAATACTTTTTAACATTCTCTAATGCTCTATCTAATATTTCATCTATCCAACTCAAGCTATCACCTGCCTAATTCCACATATAGGAATAGGTATATATCTATTTCCCTCAATTATGTTGCAAGTATATCTATTATTATAAATGTGAACTACTTTTCCCTGTATAATGTCATCTTTATATTCTGTTTCAACTATATTACCTAGCTTTAAAGTTTTTCTAAGATCTTCATTTATACTATTTGCATTTATTTTTTTGTACTTTTCTATATCTACTATCTTTATATTGTCATATTCCAATATCCAGCCATTTTCTATTACACTTATTACTTTATTGCCCTGATTAAAAATTATATTTTCGTCTCCTGGTCTTTTTAGAGCCTGTCCTTTTATTTTCTTTATTTTTTCTTTCTGTATATTATTTATTTCTAAATCTTCTCTGAAATAAATAATCTTATCCCAAGGCAGAACACTTGATTTCTTCTCAATTACAAATTCTTCTTCACCTTTTTTATTTACATAAATTGTTTCAAATCTATCTTTATACTTAACTTCTATTCCTAAAGCTCCACCAACATATCCTATTATTCTATTTAGATTCTCATATGTTTTATATTTTGCTATTATTTTTGTTTGATCCATATTGTCTATTTTTATTTCTTTATTTTCTAATTTTATAACTGGTTTATCATTGCCTTTCTTAATTGTCTTATTTATTTCCCAAATACTTACCTGTCCATCAATCAAGACATTTTCTTGTTTTTTAGCCACTTATAACACCCCTTCTTAATGTTATACAGTTCTAATATACTAATACAGTTAAGGTGCAAGAATATACATTTTAATCCTTACACTTATTTAGTTTTAATTTATATTATTATTTTCCACTTATCTTTTGCATATAATTATAAACATTTTTAATTACTATATTTACTGATCCATCCCCTACTCTTTTTACCTCAAACCTTGAATCATCATGATAGGATTCTTTATCTATATACAAATCTATGTCTCTATCTATCTTTAATCTTATTCTTTTAAATTTCTTATCTACCCATTCTTTGTCTACATCTATTTTTTCTTTTATACCCTGTTCTGCGATAAATCCTTCGTAATTTAATTTAGCATCTGAATTTTCGCCAAATATATCATTAGAAACTTCTTCTATGTCTATAGTATCTTTTTCTTTTAATAGTTTTCCTACTGTTCTTATTATTTTTTCTGATGTTGCTGCATCTTCATTCAAATTGATTTTAGACCACTTTTCCGTAGCTTGTACAAATGCTTTTGTAGAATCCCTTTCATTTTCTATTATGTTGCACCCTAGATATTTATTTATAAAATAATTTGAGCCATATTCTTCACTAGTTTTAATTTTCTTCTGCTTATCTATAACCATTAAATTAAATTCTTGATTTTCTCTTATAGGTTTTATAAATGCACATTTTTGTATCTTTTGAGCACTGGCGGGTAATCCTGTAAACTCTGGCACTATATCTATGCCTACTTTATCCTCTACCATATCCACTACATGAATATAATTTTTAACATAATTCATTTTTAATATAGCTAACATTGGGCCATGTTCTGTTGATATAGAAACTACCATCAAATCGCATGAGGATATATTATCATTACCTTTCATTAATATAAAAAGTTGTCTAGCCAATTCCTTAGAAACATCTAATAAATCATTTTGGCCATTTAAATATTCTTGCGAAACTTCTTTTACTACATTTTTCTCTTCATTAAATTTTGCATATTTTAGTTCTTCATCCTTCAGACATTTGTCTATATGTTTTAATATATATTTATAACATTCATCATCCAATCTTAATTTATATTCATTTAATACTGGCTCCTCACTATTGTTGTCCAATATATGAACTACTGCCTCATTTATATTAACTTCTTTTATATATTCCATATTTAAACTCCCTTCATATGATTTTTTTTATTGTTTATTAATCACTGTATGTCTTGTCCTTAATATTTACCCATTTTCTAATATTCCACCATAGCAATGTTACTAATATAAATGCTATTATTGAATCTGATATACTCTCTTGTATTCCTCCATCAAATATTATTTCTAAATAATCCCATAATAATTTTAATATTAAACATAATCCATTAATTATAAGTACATCAGTAATATATCTTTTCAAATAAAATTTGCTTTTTCCACTCATCTTTTATCTCTATTCACCTCCCATTATATTTGAATTACGAATCTAATCTTGATATAAAATTTTCTTACCGGTTACTTTTGCGTATTCCAATTCTGCTCTAGCTCCTCTACTAGTTTCCCAATTATTTAACATATATATTGAATCACATTGGTCTATCATAGATGTACAAATAGGCATATATGCTTCATATGGAAACCCTTCTGGTAAAATACTAGGATTCATGCAAACATACCCATCTTCTTTTAATTTAGTTTCTGCCTTATCAAAATTCTTTTTATAATCTTTTAATCCATTTATTTTTCCAGCGATATAAATTTTCATCTTTTTACCCCTCCTGTGCAACTAATTTTCTCTTTGCTTAAATGCCTTACAATCTGTTTCTCCATCTAATTTAAATTTTTTATAATGCCCTCTTTTACAATCCAGTTCTTCTGAATAATCAGATACATAAGAATGACCATAAAAACTTTCTTCCTCTCCAGATCTTTCTAAAATACAATATTCACACTTTTGACATTTTGGCATACTTTATTCCTCCTCAATTTTTAGTGCATAATAATTTCAAATTATCCCTACAATATTAGCATTTCTATTATTCTTCTATATCACTTAAACACTCTTCGCAAAACCCATTTTGCTCACCATAGCACTTTCTACAAAGTGTTACATCACACATATCACAACTAAATTGGTCGTATACTGCTGATGTATCATCAATTTCTTTTCCACAATCCCAACAAATCATCTTTATACCTCCAATATTTGTATTGTGACATTAACCACATATTCTAATAAAATCATATAGTGCTCTATATTTAGCTATCCCTTTACAAGTACTCCAAGAGAATCCAGTTTGCTTTTTTATTAATTTTGCTCTTTTAGCAATTTTCTTTTGATATATATTCATACTTACACCTCTATTTAAATTTTGAATTCATCTTATCAATATTCTGTTTAATCTTTAATCTTTGCTCTGCAAATTCTTCTCCATGCTTGAAGCCAATTCTATGAGAAAATTCACATGTAATGCAATTTGTAATTATTAACAATATAATAAAACTAGCTATTAATAAATTCATAAATACCCTCCCCTCTTTGTACTGTGACTTAAAATGTTATCTTTATAGTTTTATAAATTCCTTAATATCTTCTTTATCTATAGGATATTTTTCTTCGTTGTTACATATAGGGCATATAGTATACAATTCATTATTCTTATTTCTTAATACAATACTAAATCCCCATATACCATCCTCATATTTATTTAATAATTCACTTTTACATTTACTACAAGTTGCTAAATTTTTTATTAATTTACCTCTTTTAGGTAACTCTTCTATTTCTTTAGTTTCCTCAAAATAATTCCATAATCCATCAATATCATCTTCATCAAGTAATTGAATCAATTCTTCATCTTCAAAATCTCCATATTGATCTAATTGTGCTGTTATCCCTGCTTCTAATGTTCTGCTACCGCCATTCTCATCCCTAACCCATATTTCCTCATATCTCTTTTTACCATTGATAAAAGTTTTTTTTATTCCTTCCTCTGACACCTCAATAATATATTTCCTCATAACAAATCCTCCTTCATATTAATTTCATGTTATTTATTTGAACCTGACTTATTAAAAAATTCATCAAAACATTCTTTACAAATATCCATGGTATTTTTGTTTATTTTGTTTATCATTGGAATACTGCTATTATAAAATATTGTCTTATCACACAAATCACACTTTATTTTTTTATCCAACCTTTTACCCTCTTTCTAAAATACAATTTCTTTGTATTGTGTCTATTCTCCTTGAAGCAATCTTTTATGAACATCGTTAATTCTTGCTTTTTTACTCTTTCTTTGAGATGTTTCTATTAGCTTTAAAAATTTAGTTTTATCTACATCCTTAAACCTTTCTTCACAACATATTGCAATATCTGACCATGGCTCTCCACAATGTTCTATTAAAATACATTCTCCACAATGCATTCCTAATTCTCCTATTTTCATTTTTCTAACCTCTTTATTTCATTTAATACTTGTTTTAAAGTCATGCTGTGTTGATACTTTATCCCATATTTTTTAAAAAATTTAGTATTTCTCTTTCTCCACATTTCTTCAAACTTTCTAAATAACATTCTCCGTTCACTTCTCTCTCAATTAACTCTATATTATTAGCTAGATCCATTTCAGTATTTCCTTGAAATTCTTCTCTAATTATATATTCTTTAATTTCATCAATGATTTTTTGGCGTTCTAAAAATTCTTTTGATAATTTATTAAATTTATCTGACATATTAAAATAGTTTGATAATGTCAATTTAACTTTTAAATCAATCATTTAATCACTTCCAATATTATTTAAAATATAATTCTTTTAAATCATTTATTATTTTCTCTCTAACTCTTTCCGCCATTTTACTCTGTGGTATTTTATCATTGTTTATATAAGCTGATATAATCTCTTTTTTATCTTGTTTTACTAATTCAATTAAATAAGGTATATATTTTTGTTCTAACACAGAATCACTCCCTCAAAATTATTTCATTCCTGGATATACTTTTGTATTCTGATTTATTCTTCAATATATTCATTTCCTATTAATCCATCTTCCCAATTAGGATTAAGTGCTTTACAAGTCTCATATAATGCTTGTAAATAATCACTTCTATCATTGAAATAAATAGCATTATTAGCTATAGCAAAAGCTTTCTCCATTCTTTCTTCCGCGTTATTCACTGATCTACATATGAATTCAGCTTCAGCACTTCCTACATTTTTACAATAAGTAGCCCCATTTGCTCCAATAACATCATAACTTCTGATACCGTCAAATTCTGCTTTTTTACTTTCTTCATATTTCAAATGAATCATATGAAATTTCATTTTTACCACCCTTTCACAAATTCGCCTTAATTTCATATTCCGACCTATTTAACTGGATTTGATAAGCTTTAAATAGATATTCCCTTTAGGTTTCCAACCTCTTTTTAGTAACTTCCTGTTATGTCTATTTAATTCTTTCTCTAAATCTATACCTTCTGTTTTTACTTTTGTATACAACATACCAACACTTACTTGTATTAAATCTAATATCTCCTCTGTAGTGTTTTCTTTATCTCCATTTATAATAGCTTCCTTTACTTCTTTAAATTCTTCCTGTAGCTTTAGGAGTTCTTCGGGTAATGTTTCTTCTTTATCTAAAATCATTAAATGCACTATTCTTCTTCCTCCAATATTGATTTAAAATCGTCATAATCTTCTTCAAAACAATTTTTATAATCTTTTATGCAATTTCCTTGATATTCAAATATGTCATTTAACTGTATGCAGATATACCCATTCACTAAAAACACTTCTATTTGATTTTCTGGTTCAAAATACTCTGTACCAACAGCCTTTTGAAATTCTGTCAATTCATCAAAATCAACAAATGTTATAGCTTCTACTTTTTCTAGCTCATCTTCATTATGATATAAATGTGTTTCATGTTCTTTTAAAAATTCATATAATTCTAAATTTATTTCAATCATTATTTATCCTCCTAAACAAATTTTCTCATTCTGTAGTTATAACGCTTATCTCTAAAAATAGTCATATACGGTTCGCATGTCTCTATAATTCTTCCTGCTAGTGCTCCATCAAGTTCTACTAATATTTCTGGTGTGCATTCACTGCTGAAAAGTATAGGTAATTTGTTAAAATATCTATAATTAAGAACTGGATACACATGTTTCATGTCAGCTTCTGTTATGCATGTACCTTGTATTAACTTTCCATTTCTTATCTTATCTTTGAATAAATCATCAATGATAAGCAACTCCGCTTTTTTGTATCTATCTGAAAGTCTTAGATAGTATTCATCATCATTGACATTTGCTTTAAGCTCTCTTGTAGCTTCAAGATAAGGCATATATATAGTTTGTACCCCATTATTTAATAATGTTGCACCTATAGCTATTACAATATGACTTTTTCCTGCCCCTGGTTGTCCAAATAATCCGAAACTATTTTCTTGTGTATTCTGGATCTGAGAAAAGTTTTTTATATATGTTTCAGCTTTTTCCTTTGCTAATTTTGTTTTTTCATCATACGCTTTGTATTCACTTATATTTTTTACATCTTCGGGATTAACTCCAAAGGCTTTCCACATTCTGTTTAATCTTTCTTTTTTATAACATTCACATCTTTTAAAGCCTTCTTCATTTTCTATCCATGTTGTATCTCTACAAATAGGGCAATTATAATTAATATTTTGAGAAGTCGTATTGCTCCTTATTTCCTTTATTATTTTCTGTATATCCATGCTTGCCCTCCTTATCTACATATTTGTTTTCAAATACTTTTGTAAATCTTGTATCATCTTGGAATAACCAATCAAACTCTATAATCCAATTCCTATCATTTTGACCTTGACAAAATCTACTGTTTTTTATATTTTCTATAGCTTTTAAAACATCTTCTTCCTTTAACTTTAAGCTATTAATTCTAGCTTTTATTTTATCTTTTCTTTGTTTGGTTACACTTCTTATAGGCTTTATAGGCTTAGGTAAGTTATTCCAAGTTGTTAAAATATCTTTCCAATTTATTCTTATATTATCTTTATCTATCTCTATATCTATCTCTTTCTCTATATCTATCTCTTTGTCTATATCTATCTCTTTCTCTATATCTATCTCTGTCGGACATTCTGCGGACAAATATGGGACATTGTCCAACGGTGGTTTTAATTCTTTTTTAGCATTTCTTTGTTTTCTCTTTATTTCCGCCCATTTGCTTTCACTGCCTATCATATTTTTCGTTTCCGCCATAAATAAAGTCCCGTCGTCCCATTTCTCCATTAGCTGTAATCTTGAAAATAAATCTATTGCATTTATAACTGTATCTATGTTCGTTCCAGTTACATGACTTAACATTTCAGGAGTGTATGGTATAATCTCTCTAAACTTCAATTTACCTTCCGTTTTAATGCTCTTAAGTAACAATTTCATATAGAAAATTATATACTCCTTACCATTTGGCATATTTTCAACTATCTTAATTTCTTCTCTATCAAAGAAATTATCTTGTAATTTAAGCCAATAATATTTTTTAGATATACTAATCACCTTCTTTACAAATCCTTTATTTTCTTATAAACTGTACTTAACGATTTTTTATTTAAGTTTTTTGGTGGCTTAAGCCATCTCTTTTTTTATTTCAAAATATCCTATAGTATGAAAATTTGCATTTACATGACCTTTAGTTTTTTCTTCATTACTAAACGAAAACCATATACTACTTGGTGAACTGCAAACATATGGAGCAACACATCTAACCATTTCTTCATAAGATATTTCCTTTATGTTCTTTTCAAAAGTTTTCTTACTATAGCCAATGTCCTTAAATTTAACTATCATATTTATACTTCCTTTCTATTTGTAAACTATATTTATTAGCAATATTACTATGGGTATAAACATCACCGTAAGCCATCCAGCGTTTTTATTCTTTTTTAGTTGCTTAATGTCTACACCTATAAAAGCTAAAAGTATTATTAAGCTGTATATGGCTAACATAATTTCGCCTAGCCTAAGCATTTTTAAAATCCTTTCTGTATTCTTCTAAAGCCATATCTTTAAGTTTCTTTGCGTACTCCTCTGCATCTGCATTACTGTATTTAAAAGATTCTTCTATCTGTTTAACTAATTGTTCATATGCTGTCATTTTATTAGTTGAATTAAAATAACTTCTTAGTAAATTAGTTAATTACATTTTTAATTGAGGATTTAATTTTGCTCGTTCTAATACTCTTAAATCTTCAATATCCTTAGTATCAAAATATCTACACACAAACAGTTGAGTAATTGAACCTTCCATATTATGCTTTCTGAAAAGAGATACTATTTTCTCTTTTACAATTTGTTCTTTATTCATACATAACACTCCTTAGATATAATATTTTTCTTCAAAATACTTTTTAGGAACTCTACCAGCTATAGTGATATAGCCTTTCTTGTCTAATTCTTCATTAAGTTTTTTTATTATTCTATAAGATTGGGTAACGCTTATATCTAATATTTTCGCTACTTCCTTCGCTTTATAAAAACTACTCATTTTAGCACTCCCATTCTTCTTGATTGTTTGTATTAAATATTTCTTCTTTTAAATAAACTGGAACTGTGTAGCTTACTAATATCTCTTTTGCTTTATCTAATTGTTTTCTCTTTATTGCTTCATATCTAGTAACACCGAATTCCCTTTTTAACTGGTGTTGGATGTCTGTATATACCTTTGTACGTAATGATCTATCATTATAGGCTGGTGTCTTATAACCTCCTAGTGTTTTAATACCTACTTTTCTTACTAATGCTTGGAGTTCTTTACATTCCACATTAAAAAGTGGGATATTATTTTCTAAGTTAGTTACCTTTTCTTCTATCTCAATTGTTTTATTATCTAGCATTAATATAGCTCTTAACTCTGTACTTATTTTTGGTAATTCATTTTGTTCTATTTGATTAAATCTTTTAACATATTTAGCAGTGAATAAAACTCCTTTTTTACCTGTCATTTTATTTGCTACCATTTCACAACCCATTTTTGTAAGTAGATAACATGGTTGTTCTTTATTCTGTGAATTTATATAAGTTGATTCTATGAAATAATCATGACTGCTCAAATTTGAGCCTTCCAGAATACCAACATAATTTCTTATATCCCTCATTAAGTTTTTATGTTCTTTGCCTGTCATTTCAGATACTTCTGTACTTTCTAAAGTTAAGTTTTTATTGTTTAATACTTGCAATTCTTTCATTTACATATCCCCTTCCATAAGCGCTTTTGCTAAATCAACATCTAATTTATCACTAAATTTTTTTAATGTTGCTGGGAGTGGTATCCTCCCATTTTCGTAATGTGCTATAGACCCCCTGTCTGTTTCTAGTAGTTTGGCAAATTCCTTTTGTGTCATTCCCCTTTTAAGCCTTTCGTATTTTAATGTCTTACTTACTGTCACCCTCTAACTCCCCTTCCTTTATTTCTTTTTGTATTTGCAACAACTTAATTATTAATTCTTCCATGTGTAATCCCCCTTGTTTTCACTTTCCCTCTGTATTTATCAGGCTTGGGACTGTCACTTTCGTGGCTACATTAAAAGCGTTGGGCTTGGTTCGCTAAATGCTTAACTTCTCTGCCCTTCTTTAGTAAGTTTTCTTTTGTCTGATATTCAATTTTCAAAGAACATTCAAGGTTTTTCGTGTTCGCCCTTGCTACAATTTAATTATATATGCGCGCACAATATCGCGCAAATATTTGAAAATGCATTACATAGTAAATAGATGAATTAGCTAGATAATGCTAGATATTACTACTATTTTCAAAGAATTATTGCCAAATGTAATTTTTTTCATTTTGCAAAACGCGCTTGCATGTGCTATTATGTACAAAGAAAGCGAGGAATAATGATGAGTTTAAAAGATATTTTGAAAAATGATAGAAAACAGAAAGAAATGACACAAGAGGAATACGCTAAGTTAATAGGTATAACAAGAGGCACTCTTTCCCATTTAGAGCGTGGCAGAGAACCTTCTATAGATACTTCTAAGAAATTGTCCCAATATTTCGGAAAGCCTATTACTGAACTAATAGGAAATAAGAAAATAAAAAAATTATCAACATTAGAAACTACAAATATGTTAATAGATAGTTTAATAAATAGAGGGCAAATAAAAGAAGTCCCAATAAGTGATGAAGTAAAACAACTTATCTGGACTTCTTTAGAGTTAGAAATAAAATTAAAATTGCAAATGTTAGAAACAGAATAG